GTCCATCAGCTGCCGCGCGGTGCGTGCCTCGGCGTTGCCGAAGGTCATCACCGGTGCATAGGGCGCGGCCAGCACGGCGTTGCGTCCACGACCGGAGATGCGGATGCTCGCGTCACCGAAGATGCGCTCGCGGCTGATGCTCTCAGCCAAGACGCGGAATGCCGTGCCATTGATGGTGGCGACCAGTTCGACCGGGCCGGTGGCGCTGCCGGGTGCCACCAAGCTTTCCGCCTTGGCGGGCAGTTGCGCCTCGAAGCCCCACGTCCAGGATGCGGTGTCGAGCGAGAGCGAGAGGTTGAACACCGGCACCGGCAAACCATCAGGCAGCCGGTGCAGGGTCACGTTGTTGATCACGAAGTACACCCTCCGGACGGGAACGACCACCGTCTCTCCATCCGGAGGCGGCGGGTCGGTGTGGTTTTCACAGACGAACAGCAAGTGGCCGTCCGCTGGGGGCAGCGCGGCGAACAGCAGATGCGCGCTCGGCGTGTAGCAAGGTTGCGGCGCGGGCGGTTCGGGAACCACCCAGACGCTGATCCCTGGCGGTGGCGGTACGGCTTCCTGAAACCTGCCACGCCAACCTTTCGGCGCAAGGCTGGCGCTCTGGAAGTCGGTGCCTTGATGCTGGGTGAGCAGCCGCGCGACTTGCCAGAAAGCGACTCGACCGGCGCGCTTGGTGCGATCACCATCCTGATGCCGGAAGCGCGTGGCGTCCCGCATCGGAACAGCGTTCTGGAACGAGCCCTGTCGGGCCAGTTCGCCGTGAGTGCCATCCTGGTGGGCGAACCACGTCGCCTCAATCAGACGCGTGGCCTGCTGCTGAGCCGTGCGGCGTTGCTCCGGCGCGGCCGCCAAGACCGGGGGCAATCGATGCTCGATGCCTTGTGGCGAAGCGAGCGTGCGCCGCCAGAATGTCTCCCAGCCAGCGGGCGTCGCGGCCGCATCCTGCTGGCCGTGATCCGCGCCGTCCTCCGTCTGCTGCGCCACCTGCCAGTGGTGCGAGGTCTGACCGACCGTGGGCCGTTGCGTGTGCGAGGCGTACCTGACCTCGCCGGTGAACACCACGCCGGGCAGGCTCGCGCCCGCGCCAGTCCCCACGTTCAACGGCACGCTTGGGCGCAAGACCAGCGAGCGCACCGTCAGGCCCGGCAATTCGGCCAACAGCTCGGCCCGGGCCGGGGGAATGAACTTGATCGCAATGACCGGCAGCGGCAGCGTGGCCCGTACCGTCACGTCGTCGCGCGGGGCGACGTAGTTGGCCCCGAACACCAAGTTGGCGTCGGTGGCTGCGGGTTGATCGAACAGCAGATCGACCAGAGGCGGCCCGACCGCCACGCCCGCAGTGGGCACGGGCAACGCGGCGACCAAGGTCACCTCGTTGGGAATGGCAGGCACGGCTTACCCCAGGATCGCCGACACCATCCGGGCGTCGCCGCCCAGATAGAGATTGGTGCTGGCCAGCTTCACGTCTCCGCTGCCGTCGGTGCCGCTGCAGTCCAGATCCAGGGCGTTCACCTCGTTGCCGTTCACGAGCCGCGCCCAGGTGGCGATGCCGGTCGCCGTGATCAGCCCGTCCTCCTGCTGCGTGAGCGTCAGCAGACCGCCCGAGATCGCGCCTGCGGGCTTGGTCAGCTTGATCTCAACCAGCATCGCACTGGTCGGCGTCGCGGACGGCGTTGCTGGCCTCGTCCCGCCGTAGATGCGCAATCGGGCCGGATTGGGTCCCGCGTCGAGGAAGGCCAAGGTTCCAGCGAGCCGCGCCTCGTTGTGTTCGACGGTGATGGCGACGGTCATGGCATCGGTTCTGGCTTGAGGTTGTCCGCGATCACGGCGCGGTACATCTGCTTGTAGTCGTAGCTGACCACGGTGTATCGCTGCGCCGGGTCCAGCAGTTCGAATCGGTAGTTGCCGCTGGCATCAGACCAGGTCTCGGCGACCAGGACACGGGCGTTCTCGCTGATGAGCTGCACCCGTCGCACCAGCGGCTGGTCGGGCTGCCCCTTCTCTTTCACCGTCCCGGCGATCACGCCGTGACCGCTGAAGTGAATGTCCTTGCGCGCACTGGGAAACGTGCGCAAGCGCCAGTCGTAGCCGCCATCCCGGCTCCACAACTCGCTCGATGGGCTGTTGCGGCGGATCAGGTCGACGTGGGCGTTGACGCCGATGTCGGCAGCGGGATCGGGCAACACCGAGGTCGAACCACCGGCTAGCCGCACCAGCTCGTCGTCGGCGTTCACGCCCACGGTCGCGGGAAACGCGGGCAAACCCGACGGCGTGTCACCTGCGATGGCGTGGACGCGCACCGTGGCCCCGTACAGGAACACGCCCGGAATCAGCTTGCCCCGGTAGGCCGCATCGCCGACCTGGAACATCAGCACGCCGCCGGCCTTGAACTGGATCAGGCGCGCCCACGGCACCCCATTCGCATCGAACGCGCCGACGATGACTTCGCAGCGCAGGATCATCCGCTGACCGACGTTGAAGGCCGGGGCCGCGTCGGGCATCCCGGCGACGGGTTTCGCGCCGTCATTGACGCCGCCCGTCACCGCCGCCCCGTCGCCGAAGCCGCTGTTCCAGCGGGAAACGCTCCAGGCACCGTCGAGATGTGCGAACCGGTAGCCTTCGGCTCCATTGCCCGTCGTCATCCACAGGCCGATGTGCTTGCGGGCGCTCGGGTCGGTCAGAAACTCGACATCGGCCTCGAACCAGAAATCGCCGTGTGCCGTTTCATTGAAACGCAGGATCGACTGTCCATTGGGTGCAGAGATGTCGATGGCCTGCTGCGCGCCGTTGTAGCTGGCGGACATGCTGCCGAGCACCGTGGTGTAGCCGTTCGCCGGTGCCGTGGCGAAGGTGTCGTTGAGCGGGTAGCTCACGGATCACCTCCACGGGCCGGTAATGTCAAATGCGATCTGCGCCCCCTCGGTTTCCGAGCTGTACTGCGTCCTGACCAGCAGGAACCTCTTGCCCGCCTGGCCGACGACGTTGTCGACGATGGTCTGGTCGCTGTACGGACGATCCTGTGGCATCCATAGCATCCCGGGCATCAGGCCCCGCATGTGGCCGTCCTCCTGCCGCACGTAGGTCGGCAGCAGCCACAGGCTGTAGTCCGCCCCATTCGGGAACGGCGTCGGGCCACGACCGCAGATCTGTTGGCCGTTGTTCGTGTTCAGCGACGTGGTCGCCCAGCGCACCGGGTTGCCGAGCTGGGTGTGATTGCGCAGCAGTACCTTGCCGGTGAAGTCGAGCGAAGAGACCAGGCCATAGCCACTGAACTGTCCTGGATAGCTCCAGTAATTGCTCATGCCCGAGTAGTTGTCGTCGGCGGCCAGCACCGTGGCGTAGTTGTCCCCAGGCTTGAAGCTGATGAGGTCGCCGAAGCAGTAGCAGTTGCGGCCATACCAGCCGTAGCCCGCTGCATTGGTGCAGAAGAGGAAGAACAGCCGGTCATCGCCGATGAGCACCCAGTTGCGGCTACCCCCGCCGCTGTCGCCATTGCTTTCGTACTGGCTGCTTCGGGCGTGGAACCACTTGTACCACCCCCACTGGCTGGCCGTGACCTGCTTCCAGTTCTGCGTCGGATTGTTCGGGTCGTAGGGAGCCTGCGCGCCGACGATGGTGTCGATGTCCGACAGGTCTTCGACGATGCCGACGTTGGCCCATTTCGCCCAGCCCGTCGTGTAGTTCGGCGTCTTGAGGCTGTTGTCGATCAGCAAAATGTTCTGCGGCGAAGCCGGGTTCTTGCTTCGGTACGCCGCCTTGTTCGTGCCCGAGAAGGGCTTTTCCCAGCCCAGCGGTGCGACCTTGGCGGAGAGGCTGGCGGCGGTGGTCGCGGGCGACACCGGCGTGCCGGTCACCGCGTAGGTGAAGGTGGTCGTGGTTGTCGAGATCACCCGGAACAGCCCGTTGTACTCGGGCTGATCGGCCCCCGCGATCAACACCACCTGATCGCGCAGGTAAGCGTGTCCGGAGGTGATCGTCGCCGTCGCGATGCCGTTGGCGAAGGTCAACGAGTCGATGGCTTTCAGGGCGAAGCCGTTGACGAGACAGGCATCGAGCATCGTCACCAGATCGCCCCAGTTGTTGGCGATCTGCGGCGCACCCGTCATGCCGCTGCTGAAGTATTTGACGGTCAGGTCGGTCATAGGAATTCCTGGGAGAAGGTTTCAGAAATCAGGGGGTGTCGACGTCGCCGCGAATCAGCAGCGTGAAGTTGTCGTCGGGCACGGACTCCGGCCCCTGCTGGACGGTGCGCACCACCCAGACGGGGAACTGCGCGCCGATGGTGTTGAAGCGCAGCACGTTGCCGGTGGCCCAGCCGTTGCCCCACCCGAGCGCAGGAAGATGGAAATACGGCACGCCGGTCGCCGGGTTGTTGGGGGCGCAATCGGCGCTGGTGTTGCCGGTCGCGATCACGCCGACGTTCTCGCCGATGACCTCGAACGAGGTGCTGTTGGTGAGGCGCACGATCCAGCGTTCGGTCAACGCGCCCCGGTTGGTCACGCGGATCGGGTACTGCGTGTTGTTGAAAGTGGCGGTTGCCGAGCTGCCCGACAGCGCGTCCGACCACGCGCCGCTCCAGGTCGCCTGATCGAACACGAGGCTGACGCGGGCGAACAGGTCACCGGCCACCAGAGCGCTGGAAACGAAACTGCCCGAGGCGGGATCGCCGGGGCTGGCCAGCGGGTACTCGTGGGTCAGCGCGCGGGTGAAGCTGATCTCGCCGCTGATCTGCACGTCGCGCACGACGGCCATGTCCTCGATGCGGTGCTCGATGGTCACGGGCTGGCTGTAGCCCGTCACGTTGGTGAAGGTGACAGTGCCCGCTTCCAGATCGGCGGTGTAGCCGCTGTGGATCACCGCGCCGTCGTGACCGACAACGCGCACGCGCGACAGGCGCACCCGGGCGCAATCGATGGTCTGGCCGTTGCTGACCGAGGTGGTGATCTTGCCGGTGTGGCCGACGACGGCGAAGCCACCCGGACGGAAGATCGGCACTCGCCCATCGCTGGGCAGCCGCACGGGATCGATGCCGAGCAGATCGGCATCCAGCGGCAGATAGCTGTAGGCCACTGCGCTGTAGCGCACACTGGAGGCAGCCACCGGCTCGGGCCGGAAAATCTTGCCGTCGGTACCCACGCGGTCGGCGGCGTACCACGGCTCGCTCTCGTTGCCTGCCGCCGTGACCGTCGTGCCGAAGCGCACGCGCACCAGGCCGGTCTCGTAGTCGACGCTGCCGTTGATGCCGGTCGCCTCGATCTTGCCGTCGATGCCTGCCGTCACGTTCTGCGTGCCGCCGACCGCGCGGGCGTACTGGATCGAGAGCGATCCCGGTCGCAGCGGGGCCGCGCCGGTACGGAACACGAATTCGCTGGAGATGTTCTCGCCGACCGTGGTCACGCAACTGGCGCGCGTGATCGCATTGGTCACACCCGCCGTCCAGGACGTGAGAGTGACGTCGCCCGAGAGGTAGTTGATCGTGCCGCGCGTCACCCAGCCGCTGGGCGTGAACTCGCGCAACGTGCCCTGACCATTGTCGCCCCAGGGCTGCGCGCCACTGGTCGTGAGCAGCACCGTGCCCGTTACCACCTGGGCGTTCACGCCCGGCACCAGCTTGAAGCTGGGCGCGAACTGAAATGTTTCCGTTTGATTATTGGTCGCGCCCGCGCTGTTGTAGCGCAGCTTCACGTAGCCTGATTCGTCGTTCGGGTACAGCGACGGCGCGGTGACGTAGCTGATGCCACCGTAATTGAGACGCCAGCGCCCGGTGCCGGCGATGGCCGCGCCGAGGCTGTAGTTCGGGCGTGGAATCCGGATCGTCACGTCCGGGTTGAAGATCACTTCACCGGTCGCGTAGTTGACCGTGCCGATGCTCGCGCCGTTGAGGACGACGTTGCCGCCACCATCGTCGCGGGCGATCTGCGTCGGGTCGCGCCAGATCGAGATGGCAATCCCCATCTCTTGCAACTGCGCGAAGGTGTACGCGCCCAGCCCCGCCGTGTCGGTCAGCGTGTTCCACTCGACCTCCAGCGAACCCGGTTCGATGGCACCGAGCGTCGCCGTCACCGGCAACGTCCCCGCAACATTGCGGGAGGGGTGCGCGAAGGCATCCTCCTGCTTGGGGCCCGCCACATAGCTCACGGTGATCTGGGTGCCGACCGACGGCAGCACGTTGGGCGCGAAGTCGAGGCGGTTCTGCGCGACGCTCAGGCTGCCGGTGGCCGCCCCGGACAGCATGCCGGACGTCGCAGCCGACGCGGTCTTGGTACCGCCGTATTCCCAGCTGATGGAGAGCGACCCAGGTTGCACGGCCTTGCCTTCCGGCGGTGAGAGCTGCAATGCCTGCGAAGCCTTGAGGGCAGCCTGCGGCTGCTGCGTTTCCTGCGTCGGGACGTTCCAGGTAAGGATGAGCGCCGACCCGACATCGGGCAACGCGCCCAGCGTCACGACGAACGCGCCGGTGTTCTTGTTGATCGTGCCCGCGCCATAGCTGGCGTCCAGGCCCTTGAGCGAGCCGTTGCCGCCGTCGGACAGCACGTACCAGCGGCCCTGGGCCATGTAGCTGATCGACAGCGTGCCGGGCTGCGGCACCGGATTGACAGTGCCGACGTAGGACTGACTGCGCGACTCCAGCGTGACCGGAACCTCGGAGCTTTGCGGGGCGCGCAGTATCTGCGCGGCGGGCGTGTAGGTGATGGCCTTCGAGTTGGACATCGAGCCCGCGTTCAGGCTCAGAATGCCGTTGGCGTAGTCGATGGTGCCGACCGTGCCGCTGGCAGTCTTGAGCAGGCCCGCGTCGTCGAAGATCGTGATGCCGTCGGTCTGGATGGTGAGCGAACCGGGCAGACAGCCGCCCGGCAAATTGAACTTCACACTTGGCGTCCAGGCGTGGCTGGCCGTATAGCTGACCAACACCGCGCCGGGCACCGGCAATCCGGCGGCCGCATACGGCGGAACGAACGAGATCGGCGTCTCGGTCTGCGCACTCGGCACCAGCTGCGTGTAGATCGACGCGCCCTTGATCGTGAAGTCGCCGACGGCGGCCGCTTGCGTCAGCGGCACGACGCCGACATAAGTGCCGGCATCGGCCACGACCGTGTCACGGACCTTCGTGCTGTTGCCCGCACGCGTAAATGTGCGCGTGGCAGGTGAACCGGTGAAGTCGTAGCGCAGCGCGTCGCTGATCTCGACGGTGACCACGCTGGCCCTGTAGTCCTTGTCGTTGTCGTAGGTGAACGTCCGTTCGACGACCGATACCGAAGTCGCGCGGACGTACTGCTCCTTCTGTGTCGGCAGGCCTTCGTTTTCGACCAGCACCAGCGTCTGGCCGACGTTGGGCACAGTGTCGGTGGTGCGCTGGAGCAGTTGGATCACGCGTTGGCCCGCGATGTGGTTCTCGAACAGATAGCCGGCCCACTCCGCGCCCTTGTTGAGGTAGGCCTCGATGCGCACGCGCGCCTGGTCGCGCGCATCGAATGTGCTCTCGGTGCTGAACAGCGTCACGCTGACGCGCGCATCCTGCGGTGGCTCGGCCACGATCACGTTGGCACCGAAGTAGGTGTCGGTGTCGTCGGTCTGCACCGAGACGAAGGTCTTGCGCAGGTTGACCCGGCCGCCGGCACGATCCAGTTCGGAAATGTCGGGAAAGATCGCGTTGGAGACGCCATCGGCGATGGCGATGCCGGTGGGCGCGCCGCCTCCCTCGGGCACGTCCGCCATCACGGCGGACTTCAGCAGTTTCACGTCGCCGGATTGGATCGGCATCTCAGATCTCCAGGAATCGAAGGGTCAGGCGGTAGAAGTCGGTGTCGGCGCGTGCCGGGATGCCCAGCACCGGCTCGGCCTCGATGGCCGTTTCCGCGTGCCGGAAGGCCACCGAAAACGAGCGGCCATCGGCGAAGGTCAGCGCGAAGCGGCCCGTGTTGTTGCCGACAGGAATCGCAGCCCAGGCACGCAGTTGTTCCACCGTGGCGCGCGTGACCCAGGCCATATCGGGCGCGCCCACCAGCATGATCGGACGCCCGGCCTGCCGGGTCGCCGACTGGATCAGCAAAGCTCCGGTGATGAGGTAGGACGCGGACGCTACGGCGGGCGTCCAGGCGTGCTCATCACTCCACAGCAAATCGTCGGGCAGCAGTAGGGCCACCTCGTCGGAGAGGTTCTTCAGTTGCATCGGGAAGGACTCACACCGCCCGGGAACGGGCGGCATCAAGGAGTTGCAGAAGGCGCGACTCGTCGCGCGCATCGATGGCGGCGTTGACCTTGCGGTCACCCGAGGACAGTTCCACGCGCACGGTGCGCGCCGGGCCGCCATCGCTCGGCAGCGCTGGGCGCGTCAGCCCGGACCCGATGGGTTGCACCAGACCGCCGGAGGCGAATCCCTGCACGCCCGCCAGCACGCGACCGGCCAGCGCCTGCGCCGGAGCGGCCAGGTTGTTGATCGCCTCGAAGAAGCCGGCGCCGTAGCGGGCGACGGCTTCCTTGTTCACGACGTACTCGCCGGGCGTCAGCATCGCGGGCACGGTGTCCGACTTCGACAGGCCGCCGCGCCGGTAGAACTCGCCCTGGTGCTGCTCCATGTAGTCGATCAGCTCGCGCTCCAGGTCCTTGCCCCAGAGCAGCGGCTGGGCCATCGCCTGCCGCCACGTCTGCTTGATGCGCTCCAGGTTCTGGCGCTCGTTGCCGGTAAGCGTCTTGCGGTCGATGAAGTCCTCCAGCGCGCGCCGATCCTGCTGGGCCTGCTTGCCATAGCTCTCCATCGTCTTGCTGCGCATGTCCAGGCTGACCGACGCGCCGTAATTCCATTCGAGCCAGCCGGTGTACTCGTTCATTCCCTGCAGGCCAAGGTCGATCATCTTCAAGGCCTCGACGGCCTCGCGGTTGCGTTTCGGCGTGCTGGGCTTGCCGTCCGGATCGGTGCTTGTGGAGCCGGTGCTGCCCAACGAGGCGACGCGCCCGCCGACCGCGAAGTTGGCGACGCCATTGGCCAGACGCGCCAGCGCGCCGCCGCCGTATTTCTGCACAGCGGCCTTGCGAATCACGAAGGCACCGGCGTCCAAGGTGCGCGGCACGGTGTCGTGGTGGCCGGAGCCGGGAACCGATCCACCAGTCATCCGGGGAAACGCCGGGGCCACCGCGCCGCCATCGGCGTAGCGGCGCACGCCACCCCCGACCAGGCCGCCGGTGGCATTCGTTTCCACCTTCGTTACGTAGATCGTGTGCGTGCTCGAGGTGTTGGCCCCGTTCAGGCTCATGATCTCGGCTCGGGCCGCTTCGGCATTGGTACTGACCTGATGCCGAGATTCGGTCTGGATGCGATCCAGTGCCTTGATCTGGTTCTCGACATTGCTGATCGCGGCCTGCGCCTTCTCGGTCGCCACCTTCAGTTCGAGTTGCGAGTTCTGGTCGGCGTAGGTCTTGAGCCTGGCCAGCGCGTCCTTCGCCTTGGACACGTCGGCATCGACCGGCAGGGTCTTGCCTTCCTTGAGCAACTGCTCGTACTGCTGCAGCTTCTTCTCGGCCTCCTGCAGGTCGGCCTGGATCTTGAGCAGCACCTCCTTCTCGGCGAGCGCCTTGTCCAGATCGGCGATGGCCTTGTCGAAGCGCGCGGTATCGGCGTCGATGGTGACCTTCAGACCGTCCTTCAGCTTGGCGGTGATCTGGTCGATCTGCGACTCGGTCTGCGCGAGCGTGCGGCTGATTTCCTCGCGCGCCGAGAGTGCCGACTGCGCCGCCGTCTGGTGGGCCTTGGCCTCGGCGTCCAGCGTCTTGTTCAGAATCTCCTCCGACTCGCGGATGCGCTGGATGGCCTGATTGACGCCGTCCTTGCCTTGCGCGATCTGCGCGTCGGCGTCCTTGGCCTTCTGGGCCAGTTCGGCGCGCAGCTGATCGGCCTGCCGCATCAGCGCCTCGGCCTGCGCGTACTCCTGCTTGCGGTAGGCCTCGCGCGACTGGGCCTCCAGTTGGGCGACCTGCGACACCGCCTGCTCGGACTGCTTGCGGGCTTCCTCGCCGCGCTTGGCCTCGCTGGTCTGGCTGCTCGCCACCTGCGCGGCCAGATCCATCGCCTTCTGCGCCAGCTGCCGGGCCTGCTCGAACTCGCCATTGGCCAGCGCCTCGCGCGCCTTCTCCTGGTACTCGGCGATCTGGCGTTTGCGGTCCTCGGTCGCTTCGAATTCCGTCATGCCCTGACGGCGGATGTCGCGGACGCGCTCCTCCGTCGTCATCGAGAGCTGGCGCTTTTCCTCCTCGATGCGCTTGATCTCGGCCAGATGCCGGTTGGCTTCGGCGTTGAGCGCGTCGATGTGCTGGCGGTACTCGGACAGCGCCTGCGCGAGTGTCTGGCGCTTGGTGGCCAGGATTTCGTTCTCGACACGGGTGACGTTGGCCGCGCGTTCGGCCTCGGTTTGCCCGTCGCGGCGCGCCGCTTCGATCTTGGCGCGGGTCTCGTCGTCGATCAGCTTCAACGCGTCCGTCGTGGCCTGCCGCCGCACCGTGGTCTGCTGGGTGAGCGCATCGGTCAGCAGTTGCGTCGACTTGGTGATCAGCGCCGCTTCGGACTGCTTGGAGAGTTCCAGCGCGCTCTTCTCCTGCTCGTAGCGCGCCTTCACGGCTTCGACCTGCCGCTGCAGGTTGGACTCGACGATGGAGGTCAGCCCCTTGTACGCCTCGGCCATCTTCGCGGTCGCGTCGTTGACCGTCTGATTGGCCTTGCCGACGGCTTGTTCGACTTCGCCGAGGCGGGACTTCAGTTTCTCCAGCGCGGAGTGGACCGCTTCGATGCCGCGCCCGACCGCTTCCTGTGTGCCTTGGCGCACCGCCTCCAGCCGCTTGGCGATTTCCTCGGCAGCGGTCGCGGCGGTGTTCATCGCACCCTTGGCGGCGTCGGCCCCCTTGGTCGCGTCGGCGTACATCTGCGCGAAGATCTGATTCATCTCCGCGAGGCGGGCCTGATGGCGCTTGGTGGCCTCGGCAATCGTGTCGGAGGTGAAGATGGCGGCGAACACTTCCCAGTGGAAGCGAAGCTGCTCGATGCCCTTCATCAGCACTTCGACCATGAAGATGCCCGCCTTGCGGACGATCTCGAATTTCTCCGACAGCCACGTCCCGATCTCCCAGCCAACCAGGAAGGCACCGAGCACGGCAAACGCCGTCTTGAGCAGACCCACGCTGGCCACGGCCGCCGACACCGACAGATTCGCGGTTGCCCACGCGGCCGAGGTGGCGCTGGCCGCTGCGACGGCTGCCGCCCCGGCGGTTTGCCACGCGGTAATCAGCGCCGGGATCAGGCGGTAAATCAACACCGCCAGCCCCACCTCGGCGATGCGCTTCAACCACTGCATCACTGTGTCGAGGTTCTGCGCCAGCCACGTCAGGGCTTCGGCCAGCTTCTTGGTGAAGCCCGTCGATTCGTCGAGTTTGTTGATCCACTGCCCGAAGGCGTTCTTCAGGCGCTCGAAAGACTGGCTGACGGTCTGCGGCAGTTGGGCGTACTCGCTGGCGAGCTTGTCCTTCTGCGAAAGCAGCGCATTGACCACCACGTCGGCGGTGAGCCGTCCTTCCTCGGCCAGCTTGCGCAGCCGACCAATGGGCACGTTCAGGCCGTCCGCCAATGCCTGCGCCAGACGCGGACTGTTCTCGACGACGGAGTTGAATTCCTCGCCGCGCAGCACGCCGGAGGCGAGCGCCTGGCCGAACTGCAGCAAGGCGGAACGCGACTCCTCTGCGGACGCGCCCGAGATGCGCAGCGCCTGCGAGATGCTCTCGGTGATCGTGAGGGCGTCCTTCTGCTCGCCGCCCAGCATCCGCACCGCCTGCTGGAGCTTGCCGTAAAGGGTGGCGGTCTCCTGGATCGGCACGCCGATGCGCTGAGCGATGTCGAACAGCTCCTTCTGGGCGACCGCGTACTCGCGCTGGCCAGCGGTCGCCAGCTTCAGGCGCGCGGACATCATGTTCCAGGCGTCGGCGATCTGGACGATCTCCTGCACCTTGCCCGCCGCCCAGTTGATCGACAGGAAGGCAAGCAGCTGCGTCTTGGCCGTCGCCACCTGATCACCGAAAGCGGACATACCGGCCTTGACCTCGGCCATCCCGGCGGCCGCCTTCTCACCGGCGGTCTTGGCCGTGCTTGAGAGCTCGCCGAGGCTGCGCTCGGCGGACGTGATGGCGCGCTTGAGCCCCTCGTCGGCCCCTTCGAGCGCAACGAGGACGGAAATTCGGTTCGCCATGACTCAGTCCACCGTCCGGATCTGCTTCTCGATGGCCGCGGATAAGCGCGGGATGCGACCCGCGACCAGACGCTCTACATCGAGGCGCTTACGGAGCGCGACCTTGGGCACCAGCACGGCAATCGGGATGTCCGCGCCGCGCTTGAGGCGCTTGATGCCCTCGGCCTTGCGATAGCGCCGCTTGAAGCCCGCTAGTGGCCGGTCGTGTTCCTTGATGTTCTCGGCCATCAGGACGATGTTCCCCTTTGCATTCTTGATGAAATAGGCATTGCCGCCGCGCATCAGCTCGGCGATCTGGGCCTTGAAGCGTTTCCTGCCGACCCGCCCGTGCAGCGGGATCAGCATCCGACCGGCGATCAGGCCACCGCGCTCGTGCATGCCCGACCACGGAATGCGCGAGCCCACGTAGAGCGCAGGCAGGCGGCTCGGGTCTTTGTCCAGCACCTTGGCGGTGAAGCCCTTGAGGAAGGACTTCTTGACCACCGCCATCTGGCTCGCGACGTGGCTGCGCACGTCCTGCTTGAGTTCGACCGCCTCGCTGGCAATGGCGCGCGCCACCGCCTTCTTGACCTTGTCGCGGAACTCACCGCCCCAACGGCGCAGTTGCGCCTGCGCAGCCTTGCTATCGATGCGGACGGAGATGCGCATGGTCGGTGAGCCGGTCGAGGGTCTGGTCGAGGTGGCGGCCATCGCCGCGCGTGCCGATAGCGATGAGCGACAGCAGCCGCGCATCGCGGGCCGCGTCGCTGCGCGCCGTCGCGGCGACGAAGCCGCGCACCTGCGCCAGGGTGTAGTCGAGGATGTCGGGCAGGCGGTGGCCGTGCTCGATCAGGTGCTGGACGGTGTCGAACCAGCCGCCGCTTTCAGTACTGGCGGTACCTTCGCTGCCGTGAACAGGCCGTCGAGCTTGGGGATCACCGTCCGGGTAAAAAAATCGGCATTCACCTCGATCACCTTGGCCGCCAGCAGGATCGCCTCGTCTGCGGCCAGCTCATCGACCCACGCGCGGGGTTTGCCGACCGCGATGGCGATGGCCGATAGCAGGTCGTCGCCGCGCTCACCGAACAGCGCCAGCCAGTCGATCTCGCTGGCGGTGAGCTGCTGCATCACCGGTGAGATCGCCCGCAGGAAGCCCGGCATCTGCCCGACCTTCAACGGTTTGATGGCCAGCGGCTCACCGTCGATGACCAGTTCGATGCTTTGCGGAATCAGAGTTTCCAGATCGCTCATGGCTCACCCCGCTCAGATCTGCACGATGCGGCCGAACTGCCCGAGCACCGCGTCATAGGGCTTCGTGGTGTCGGCCAGCAGCGAGCCTTCCAGCTCGAACTTGTTGTACTCGTCCGAGATGAAGGAGATTTCCTTCAGCGGATCGAAGGCCACGCGGTAGAGCTCGACCAGCACCTTGGCGTTGCCCTGTGCGGTGTTGATGCCTTCGAGTCGCAGGAAGCGCTCGGGCAGCGCCTGCGTGAAGATGCCGATCTCGGTGGCGATGCCGAAGGCGTAGCTGGCCTTGAATGGCGCGGTGAAGCCGGTGGTATCCAGAAACTGGAGGGCACCGAAGTCGGTATCAGCGGTGTAGTTCGTGCCCAAGACCAGGGTCGCGGGCGAGCCCGCCGAATCGACGACCACCAGGGACGACACCTTGGGATGGGCCAGGAAGTAGCGGTCACCTGGGATCGGCGCGGCACCGCCGACAGGTTCGGCAGTGACCGTGCCCGGCGTGCCGACGACGTGATTGCCGTAGAGGGCCAGCGCAAGGTTCTCCTTGGTGAACTCCTCGATGGTGAGATTCACGGTGGCGGACTTCTGCTTGACCATCCGGTGATCGAGCGAGCGCTGGCCGGTCTGGCTCTCGTAGTGCTCCAGGACATCGGTTTTGAGGGAGAGCTTCAGCTCGGCGACGTTGCCGGGCGAGCGCACTTCGATGGGAAGGCCATCGATGTCGCGCTTGCCGAGGAAGACGCGCCCTTGAAAACTGGCGTAGGTGCTCATTGCTTGGGTTCCTTGCGTTGAATGGGAGGAAGGTCGGTTTCAGTCCGGGCAGGCTTGGGTTCCCGCGTGGCGATGTCGTGCGCCAGCAGCCATTCGGCGGTGTCGGCGTCGACCTCGATGCGGTCACCGGGCCCGTAGGACTTGCCCGCGTGGGTGTGCGGGCGGGTCAGAACGAGTCGGGTCATGGGTGGTCATCCAGGGGTTGAGAGGTCATTGGCCAGCGTCCGGTACGTGATGCGGTAGCGCGCCGGGAGCGCCACGGCCACCGCGTCGGCGTCCTCCACCTCCCACTCGCATTCCTGCTCGCGCATGCCGAGCGCCAAGCCGCCGAGATTCCCGTCCGCCATCAAGGCGGCGTGGGCGGCGGTGAGCAGCCGGTCGGCTTCGGTTTCCGGGACGGCGGGCGGAACGGCGCGGGCCAGCGCCACGACGCGGACGGTGAGTTCGCGGGTGACGCGGTCGTTGGCGCGTTCGGTGATGGACTCCGACTCGGGGAACAGCGCCAGCGCCGGGCACTGCTCCCGGCTGATGGCCACCGTGGGCGAGCGGTGCAGCGTTGCCCCGAGAGATTCCGCGTGCGGACGGACAGCCGCCAGCGCCGCGAGCAGGATCTGTTCGCGGATCGAATTGCCGGCCATCGCGCTACATCCGGGTGAGATGGGCGCGCATCTCGGTGCCGTCGCCCACGGCCCGAATGTCACGCACCAGGAAGGTCACGCCATCGATTTCGACCGGCTCGCGCTGTGCGAGCCCAACGAAGATGGACGCGGGATAGGTCATCGCGTACTCGGTGCTCAGGCTAAGGCCGTCGAGCACCGTGTCGTCCGGTGCGGCGAAGCCGACCGGGTGGCGCTGCGTCGGCGAGCCGTCCGAAGGACGCCAGAGGCAGTCCTTCAGGAGCCCGGCGTTGGCGGCCGACGCGTAGATCTGCTCGACGATGCCCATCACGCCACCGTCAACTTCACCAGCACGCCGGGGCGATGGCACATCGGCAGCGGGTTGGACTGCGTGTGCAGATCGGTTCCACGGTCGAACTTGCGCGGCTCCTGCTTGGCGTACAGCGGCTGGCCGACCGTGTTGACGGTCTCGTTGAAGTCCGCCGGCGCGAAGTAGGTGCCGAAGGTATCGATGGTGCCCAGCGGGAAGGCATGGGCCTCACCAGCGGCGATGAAGCGGCGCGCGGTGCCGTTGGCATCGGTGGCCTGACCCCGGTACTCCTCGAAAGTGATGCCGCCGTAGGTGAAGCCGCGCCGCACGTCGTTGATGAGGATGGCGCCGTTCTGCCAGTTCTCGAACGCCTTCTCGACCTTGGCGTGACCGGTGAGCGCGGCGAAGAACTCCGGCGAGCACAGGCAGTGGACGCCGTTCATGAACTCGCCCTTGAGGTTCTCCTCGATGGTCGCCAGCACGGTGCCGCACTTGGCCTTGACGTTGGTGCCCGTCGTGCCCAGCTCGAAAGCCACCGTCTGCTGCGCGATCTCGAAGGCGTCGAACAGGTCGTATAGCACCGAGCCGTCCGCATCGAGGATCACGCCCTTGAGCGCGCCGACACGCAGGTGTTCCAGCGTGATCGCGTGCTTGTTGCGCATCGTCTCCAGATGACGCGCGACCACGCCCGCGACCGTCTCGGTTTCAGTCTCCGAACCGAAGGCGCGGATGCCTTGCACTTCCTCGGGCAGCACCACATCGTCGTGCGGGATGTGCGGCACGACGAAGGAGCGCAGCTTGCGCTTGCCGCGCACGCCGACCGTGCCGGGCGAACCCGGCGGCAGCGTGGGCAGCAGGTTGAGCACGCCGTTCATTTCCTCGACGACGATCTGGCGCTGACGCACCGGCTTGGGCGGCATCAGGTTCAGTTCTTCCAGACGCCCGTAGCGGTTGGGCAGGATGTTGATGGCGGCGGTCAGCGCGGCCATCGAGAAGGCGGGATTGCTGAAGGGGTTGTTCATGGTCAGGCTCCTTGACGGACGAGCACGCCCAGCGCCTTGAGCTGCGCAATGGCGGTGAGTTGTTCAGCAGTGGTGATGGCGTCGGGCCACGCGAGTGCGTGGTTGGCGACGATGGCGTGGCGCGCGACGACGAGGCCGTCATCACGGTCGATCAATGCCGCATCGCAGGCTTGCAGCAGCACGCCTGCGGCGACCTGCGTGCCGTCCTCGGCGGACGGATCGAGCTGCTTGTACTTGCCGGTGGCGGTGACGATGCCGACGACGGTGCCCAGCGGCAGGTTCTGACCGGAAGCGACCGTGACGCGGTCGCGCGAGTAGAGGTTCGGCGCTTCGTACTTGAGCAGGTCGCCCAGATTCAGCGGTTCGGCGAGAACGGACATTTCAGATCTCCTTCTTGAAGGCGGTGGACTGCGCCGCGAGCTGCTTGGCCGCGTCGATCAGCGGATTGCTGGCCGCAGGACGCGCGGCGTCGGGCGCGATGCGGCTGACGATTTCGGGGCTGGCCTCGGCCTGCGCCGCGAGCAGTCGGCCGCGTACCGTGGCAGGTGCAGTGTTGGTTTCGAGGAAGCCCGCGATCAGGTCGGCGCGACCGGCGAGCGTGCAGGTCTGTGCGATCTCGATGGCGTCGGCCACACTCAACGTGGTGGCGGCGGACGGTTGAGGAGGACTGCCAGCAGGATCAGCAAGAGGCCGATCAAGAGCAGCGGGGTCGGATCGTTCATTCATGGAAGACTCCATCTGGTGGTTGCGAAGAAAGCCCGCTTGGCTGGCCGGAGCCACCTGAGTCGGGAGTGGGGAAAGCGATTGCGTGAGCTGGGCGAGCGCGTCGTCGAAACCGCCGACGGCATCGGCCAGTCCGGTGGCGACGGCATTCGGGCCGAAGAACAGGCCCGCTTCGGTGGCGCGCACGACGTCCGCGTCGAGGCCGCGATGGCGCGCGACGGTCTCGACGAACAGCTCATAGACGCGATCCACCTCGGCCTTGAGCACCGCGTGCGCGGCGTCGGAGATCGGCTCGTGCGGGTTGAGGTCGTTCTTGCGTTCGCCCGCGAACACGGCGGTGTAGCGAACACCGTCCTTCGCGTCCTTCGCCGACTGGTCGACGTGCATGGCGATGACGCCAATCGAGCCGACGCCGCCGGTGCGCGCGACGAACACGCGTGTGGCGGCGGACGCCAGCGCGTAGGCCGCCGAGAACGCCATGTCGTTGGCCACGGCCCAGACCGGCTTCGCCTGCGCCGCCGTCCGGATGCGGTCGGCCAGATCAAACACGCCACCTGATTCACCGCCGGGCGAATCGACGTCGAGCAGGATGGCCGCGACCTCGGGGCTGGCAAGCGCGGCGTCCAGTTGTGCGGCGATGCCGGTATAGCTGGCGAGGCCTGATTCGGCCTCGAGACCAGAGGTGCGGCGTACCAGCGTGCCGTGGATCGGGATGACGGCGACCTTGCCGCTGGCGGGCGTCGGCGCGCGCGTCGCAGGCGTGTAGCCCACGGGTGCGGCGAGATCGGTGAGGCCGATGCGCGCGCCGAGCACGGCCAGGATCACGTCGAGTTTTGGGCGATGGATGGCCAGCGGCACGCCAAAGAGGCGCGCCGCCAGATGCGGCAGCAGGGTCATGGGAATTCCTTCAGGCAGTCGAAGTGCTGCCGGATGCGTCGGTCGTGACAGCGTTGCGGTTGGGTTCCGCGCTGCCGCCGTCCTTTGACGTGTAGCGGGGGTCGGAATCGAAAATCAGGCCGAGGTCGTCGGCGCGCTGGTTGTCGGCGGCGATCTCGCGGTCGACGTCCTCGGCGTCGTAGCCGAAGGCCGAGATGGCTTCCGAGCGCGACATCAAGCCCGCACGGATGGCCAGCAACATCGCTTTGAACTCCTTCTCGGGATCGACCCACTGCCAGCCCTGCGGAATCCACTTCACGGCGAGGTAGTGGCGGCGGCGGGCAGCCCCGCCACGCGCGAAGCCCGGCGCGTCGAGTGCCCCGGCTAGCACGGCCTGCTTCATCCACGCCGCCCACACCGGGCGGCACAGCTGATGCACCAGCACGCCGTGCTGCACCATCTCGCAGCGACGCCGGAACTCCAGCATCCCGGCGCGGATGGACGAGTAGTTCACGCCGGTCAAATCGCCGGTCAACTGCTCATAGGTGATACCAATGGCGGCGGCAACCGCGCGGAACTGCGTGCGCAGGAATTCGGAGTACGAGCCGCCAACGTCGGCGGGGTCGGAGAACTTGATGTCCTCACCGGGTTCAAGAATCTGCAGCGTGCCTGGCTCCAGTCCAGCCAGCGCGATGCCGTCGGCGTCCGCATTACCTTCGCCCATCAGGTTGTCTTCCGGGTTGGCGCGCGTAACGAAGCCCGCGAACATCGCGGCGGTCTTCTTGCGCACCAGCTCGGCGTCGTCGTACTGATCCAGTTCGTTGAGCTTGACCAAGGCCCGTGACAACCACGGTTCGCCCCGGATCTGGCCCGGGCGCAGTACGCGGAACAGATGGATGATTTCCACAGCCGGGATGCGCACCGTGTCCATCCCGCCTTGACCGGACATCGGCGCAAGACGCCCGTCCTCGGGATGCGAGCGGTACAGGTGGTAGGCGACGCGCCGCCCCAGGCTGTCGAACTCGATGCCGGAGCGCACGACGTTGCCCGAAGGCAGATCGGTGTTCAGATTGATCGGCAGGTGCTCGGGCTCCAGCAACTGGAGCTGCAGCGGAACGACCAGCCCGTCTTCCGGGCGTCGCGGCCGCAGGCGGATCAGGCATTCGCCGCCTTCGAGCATTGCGCGGCAGGCCAGAGCCTGCAGACCATAGAAGTCGGTCTGACCGGCGGCGTCGGCTTCCACCGTCCAGTCGCGCCACAGCGCCTGCACATCGGACTTGAACGCCTCGTCGGGCGATAGGCTCTGGGGTTTGATGCCGGTGCCGACCGCGTTAGCCACGAAGGCTTCGATGCCGGCCTGCGCCCACGCATTGCGGCGCACGAGGTCACGGCTCTTGCCGCGCAGTTCGTTGCTGGTCGCCAGCATCGCGGCGACCGCGCCGGGGTTGCCGGGCATCCACGCCAGCGAGCGACGGCCA